TTTTATTTATAATTTTTATTATCGTAAGCGGTTGCAGTGAGTTTGCTATCCTGGCCTCAGGTAGTTCTATTGCTGTATCTCAAAACGCCTACGTTAGGGCCTATAATGGTGTCGATGTGTTGACCATTATGCATACTAAAAAAGGGTTGAAGACGCATGCCTACGAGAAAGTTAGACAAGTGATTAATGAATCAAAATAAAATATTTTTTATAATTTTTAGTGCGTTAGCGGGGATGACGGTATGGTCTGTCTATATGCTCTATGTCCTTGATAAAGCTCAGCAAATCGTATGACCGAGAAGAAACAAAAAGAACGTGGACGTAAATGGGATGGAAGAAGCCGACTTCCTACTGAACAATATAAAAAGAATTTTGATGAGATTTTTAAAAAGAGAAAAGAATTTAAAGACGAACAAGAACAACATGGCTGGAGTGCTGATGTTGAGTTCGATCAAGGAAGATAAAATTGCGAGTTGGGATACCAGTCAATCATAACGGGCGGAACGGCGTCCGGCTAAACTATTGCAACGGGACCGGTCAATCCCTATTCATCTAGTAATACGTTGTAGTAGATCCGTTCATTATTTATGAAACAAAATAAACGTTATTCTTATGTCAATGTTCCGAGGTCCGAGGACGGTGGAACGAGAACCTACGCGGTGGGGGAAACCAGACTGCCTAGTGTCACGACGATTTTAGCACGAACCAAGGACCAATCTTTTTTAAAGAAGTGGAGAGAGAAGGTGGGTGAGGAGAAAGCGGAAGAAATCAAGAATCATAGTTCTAAACGCGGGACGTTAATGCACAAGTTTATTGAAGCGTATATTTTGGGGAAGGGTTATGAGGATCTTACCACCCTGGGACACGAATCACGGAACATGGCTCATAAGATTATTGAAATTGGTTTAACACCTGTTCCACATTACTACGGGACGGAAGTCACGTTATATTATCCTGGCCTCTACGCAGGCTCAACAGATTTAGTTTGTGAACATAATGGTATGGATACCATTGTTGATTTTAAACAAGCCAATAGACCTAAGAGAAAAGAATGGGTTGATGACTATCATATGCAGATTGCTGCCTATGCCATGGCGCATGACTTTGTGCATGGCAGTCATATTAGACAAGGTATTATAATGGTCTGTACTCCTGACCTATATTTTCAAGAGTTTAGATTCCAGGACTCAGAGCTAAGAGAGTGGAAGCACAAATGGCTGAAGAGATTAGATGAGTACTATAAAATCGCAGCATAAATATTATGAGAGTCGTAAGATAGCACGTGAACGCTGGCGTAAGAGTGCGCATGGCAAGAAGTGGACTCAAGACTATATGAGGGAATACAGGTCCAGACCTCACGTTAGGGAAAAATATCATATTTATTATGTAGATAATAAGTTAAACTGGGGAAGAATTAAGGAGGCAAAAGCACATGAGAGAGCGATTATTCAACGCGTTGATAAGCCGGTACAAATCTCAGATGGAAGACGCATTACTCAAGATTGATATGCTAATGGCATCAGATCATAAGGCTATGATGGTGGACCATATAGATATAACAGGCGAAATTGACAAATTATTGCAGATTGTAGCGTCAGCTGATGAAAAGATGGCGAAACTAAGGCGCTTCTATGGCACAAATTAGGCATTATACACTTTACACATAGTACTAAAAGCTATGAAATAGAAAATATTTTTTTAATTTTTCAAATAGCGTGTAAAATGTAAAAATGATGATTTAGTGAGTAATATCAAGGACTTAAGGCTGCATTTTACAAATTTGTAAAATGTATAAAATGTAAAAGTGAGGAAAATAGCCATTATTTGTAATCGGTCGTGCGCGTGTAAATGGTTTTTTGAAAACTAATTTTGTGGTATTTGGTACTATATGAGACGGAGAAAAAAATCTAAATATAAACATGTTGTCATAAACAACAAGAAGTTCTACTTCTATAAAATTAAGTGGGTCGACATCACCGGGGATTCGGGGCATGCGAGTGCAGAAGAGTTTGACAAGATGGAGTGTTCCGTTATATTTACTTATGCCTATGTTTACAAGAAGACAAAGACTTTTTTACGCACGTTTAGTAGCTATGATCAAAAAGATGAATCATACTCTGACCGGAATATTTTCCCGATGGGCTGCGTTGTTCAAATGGAAAAAATAAATGTTTAACCCTGATCGCTTTTATCTTGTGATGATGATTGCGTTTTTGGTGACAGCTCTGTACTGTCTAACTTTAATAGCGAGGTAGATGTCGGATTGGCAACAATACTTTTTGTGTCTTTTTCTTTTTTCTCTTTTTTGGTTTCTGATGGTTTTTGGTCCAACAATGTCGCTTCGGGGGTAACGTTTAAAATTGGTGCGTAATCGTCTAAAATTTGTTTCATTTTTTGTTCTAGCTCTTGCTCTGACATATCTTCTAACTTACCTGTTTTTATTATTTTTCTGTCTATGTATAGTCCTGCTGCCTTGCCTCGATTTGTTTCAGCATTCACAGCAGCTGAGAAAGAGTTCTTCTTTAGAGCCGCTTCCTTAATTCTTGCCAGTTCAGCTACGTGCTGGTCATAACTTACTTCATATTTCTTAAGTCTTTCCTCTCTGAGTCTTCCAATGTATTGTACTACTAATGGGCTGTGTCTAGGATTCATAAGTTCTGATCCTTCTTGCCTAGCACGTGTTGGACTATATCCAGCAGTGACAGCAGCTTCAGTTTGAGTCATAGGTCCATCAGGTCCACCAAATACTATTAGTTCGGCGAATCTCATTTGCATTTCTGTTAATCTTTTTGGTAATCCCATATTTGACAATTTAAGGTAACTATCCTATATTGTCAATATGCAAGACGACAGAGGGCCAAATGATTTAACCAGAACAATAGATCATTATGAGTCACTGCTTAAAGAAGGAGATAAAAAGATGATAAATAAAATGGAAAGAGAAAAAGAGTTAGAAGAAGGTTTAGCGAATGCTCTGGCTAGAATTGAAGATTTGGAAAAGATTGAGTCAACTCATCGTAAGATGAATGGTGAGCTACGTCAGGAAGTATGGGATTGGAAACAGAAAGCCAATCAGAATACTGTACTTCAAAATAAAATAGATGTGCAGAAGCAAATCATTGAAGAGTTGAGTCGAGACAATCAGAGACTAGCTAAAGAAGTTGGGGACCAAGTTGATAAACTTAGAAAATCTGGAGTACTGTGAGAGTCTGTGACTTACAACAATTCCTAGATCCATTTACTAAAGGTTCGGATGTAGTTAAGAATGCTGTCATCTTAGTTGAAGTGAATGGCAAACTACATGACATCAGAAGGATGGAAGTACAAGAGAATGCTACACCTCTCTTAGGTCACAAAGGTAAAATGACTCATCGCTTAGTACTTAGAACTGAGAAGAAATCTTCTAATCTTATACTGCCTGATAAGCTCCAGACGGACTACTAGGTCACCCTAAAAATCTCATGGGTCCAGAGATAAAATTATACAAGAAAGTTAAAAAGAAAACTCCCTCAATTATTTGGAATAGAGTAGAGAATTTAACATCTATTGGTATGCCAGATGCATTGGCTTACAACAAAAATCATATCTTTTTTACAGTTGAGTTTAAAGTGACGAGAGGGAACAAATTGAAATTTTCACCACACCAAATCGCGTGGCATTCTACACATCCACAGAATACTTTTATCATAGCCCAGACCCTTGGTCATGGGCTCGTGAAACTTTTCCGTGGTTCACGAATCAGGGAGCTTGACGCTTGGGGCTTGAAGCTTGAGGCTTGCGCCTCTGGGCTTGAAGCTTGCGGCTTGTACCTCTCGGAGCTTGGAGCTTGAGGCTTGCAGCCTGGCCGAACCGGTTCGTGTTCTCCGCGTGGAGGTTGTCGTTAGTGTTTCGGGTATGTGACATTAGGTATGGTCCTGTCCCAGCACGCTCTACAGTCCTTGCATTCGTTGCCTTGGTCCTGAGCCGGGCAGGTCTTGCCAGCTGTTGAGACTGTACTCGTCCAGGGCCAGAATTTCACTGGTCCTTGATCAATCATGTGAGAGCTCATTCTAATAATTAAATTTGGCGGAACTATGTCCGGATCCATAAGCTTCAGGAACCGCGCTTCGCGCGTCGGCATCCAGTGTCTGGTCTCCGGCGTCCGCTTGCATACTTCGAAGATGGCCTTCAGGTGTTCAACGCTCTGGACATCTCCCGAGTCATGCCATCTAAAAAATTTTTCCCCTTTTATAAGAATTGTCATGGCTTCGATCCAGTCAGGATGGCCCAGGGCTTGCA